CCAATACTTTTACTTTGTTAACCTTAGAAATCCCGTTTATCGTACCTTTAACCGGTTGCTCACCTCGCCCATTTAGCAGTCCCATTTATCGTACTGCCAATACTTTTACTTTGTTAACCTTAGAAATCCCGTTTATCGTACCTTTAACCGGTTGCTCACCTCGCCCATTTAGCAGTCCCATTTATCGTACTGCCACCCAGGTTCTCCATCTAGCATTATACACTATGTAATAACCATTCCTAATTTTACAAAAAGTACAATTTGTATTATTGACTTTATACGGATTGTAAAGTATAATATAATCATAGGGAGCGAAAGGCACGATTGATGCTCCTAAGCCGTGGTCAGGCGCGTGAAGCGTTACGGATAGGTTTGCGTGACTGCTAGCTCAATTCCTTTCGCCACCCTTAACATGGTAGAACTCTTAAGAGTAACGGAAAACTGGTCATTGGACGTTAATGGGGTTGTGCCCATTTCTACCACCAAAGCCGACATTGTGTAGTAGAACTCTTAAAACTGTTAGGCCGATACCTAACCGTCAGACTATTCTTAACCACATTAGTCGGAGCAACAGCCGCGCTAACACGCCTGTTAGCTTGATGGTTACATAGGTTTGTCATTTCTCCTACTCCACCATCCAAAAGGACAGCACAAGATGTTCGCAATCCAAGTTAATTGGAACGCTAACTCTAAGCATAATGGTCGCGTCCTCGGCTTAATATTAAATATGAAAGGAGTGTATTACAATGTCAATGTGGTGGGATTTAAAGAATACACTATCTTATAATGCGCTCTTTAATTTTGTAGTTGGTTCTCGTGGTTGTGGTAAAACTTATGGCTTTAAGAAATGGGCCGCTGAAGATTTTATCAAAAACGGGAATCAATTTATTTATATTCGCCGCTATAAAACCGAAATGAATAAGAAGGCCAAAGAAAATTTCTGGGCTGCTGTTGCTCATGAGTTCCCTGACCATGAGTTAAAGGGAACCCCAGAGGGAGCTTACTATATAGACGGTAAATTAGCCGGCCAAACTCGTTACATCTCAAGTGCAAAATCTGAAGAACTCCCATTGGTTAACAAAATCTGCTTTGATGAATTTATTTCCATGGACGAAAGTCATCATGGTTATCTTAAAGATGAAGTAACATTTTTCTGCGAATTATACGAAACTATTGCTCGTATGCGCAGAGTGGTTGTATTCTTCTTTGGTAACGCTGTTACATGGGCAAATCCCTATTTCACAGAATTTGATATTAAAAAACCAATTAACAAAAAGCAAATTGCTACAACTAGAGAGGGCTTAGTCTTAATTCAAATTGCTAACAATGAAGAATACATTGAAGCAAAAGAGAAAACCGACTTTGGCCGTTTGATGAAAGGCAGCAAGTTTGGTAAATATGCTGTTCACAATGAATTTTATCTTGATAGTGTAGTTGGCATTGCTAAGAAAACGCCTGAAGCTAAATATCAGTTTGGTTTTAAGATTCATGATGATTATTTAGGCTTATGGGTAGACTTTTCTTCTGGTAAATGTTATCTTTCCAGAAAATACAGTCCAGGTAGCGGCGTGATTTATGCATTGACAAATGATGACCATGATTATAACACCATTTTGATTGCACGCACTCCACGTCCTAACTGGTTATTATATATAATTAAACAATATCGGTTGGGGGGTTTGTATTGTGAAGATGAAATAATTAGGCGATACCTGATGGACATTTTGAAGATTGTAGGCGTATAATGTTAGGAGTTGAGTTTATGCCCTTTGTTATTGTTCTGGGTTTTATCACATTTGACATTCTAACAGGGCTGATTAAAGCAAAGCACGATGGTTCTTATAATTCCAGTATCATGCGTGAGGGTGGTTATCACAAGTGCATGGAGATTCTTGCAGTGGTAGGCTCTTATGGTATTGAATACGCAATGCAATATGTTGACCTTGGTATTCAGATTCCCCTTGTAGGTTCAGTGGTTACTTATATTTGCATTATGGAATTTATCAGCATTATGGAGAATATGTGTGCTGTAAATCCTGAACTTTCTGCTCTGTTTAAGCCCTATCTGGAAAAACTTAAAGGAGATGAAGAAAAATGAGGAAATCAAACGGTGATGTTCTTTTCTGCTGGCCTTTAGAGAAGCACATTATCACAGCTGGCTGGACTTACAATGACGGTTCTGCGCATCATGCTATTGATTTGCGTGCTGCTCCCGGCACACCTGTTTACGCAGCTGAGGATGGTGTAGTAAATCAGGTACAGAGCTGGGATGGTAAAACCAAAACTGGGATGCAGTCTTATGGCAACATGGTTAGAATTAAGCATAACAATTATAATGGTTCTAAGCTGGAAACACGCTATGCACACCTTAAAGAGTGTCTCGTCAAAAACGGTCAACACGTTTACGAGGGTCAGCTTATTGGGTATTCTGGTGCAACTGGTAATTGCTATGGCGCACACCTTCACTTTGAAGTAATTTACCATGATATGCGTGTACATCCTCTTAACTGGTTGGACAGTGATTTTACTTGTGCAAACTCTAATGTCGTGAAGCATCTTAGTTATTACACTTCGGTTCCCAGCGAATCTACTAAAGGTGATTTTATTAAGATTCACGCAACTGGCATTGATATGCAAACAATTATTGCCCTTTGTAAGAATCTTAAACTTACTTATGAACGGAGTAATAAATAATGAAAACGCATGATGAAATTTCCGCAATGCTTGGTGGCTTTGTCGATGCTAAACCTGATGAACAGGGAACTTTGATTGCTGGCGTTCTTGACGAATTTGATGAATGTCGTAATGAAGCAGAACAGTTTACCAGTGGTTGTCCAGATGGTGCGTCTAACTGGCATGAAGCTTATGACAATCTCCGCAAAGATTATGTCAAAGCATTTCTGAATGATGACAATAAGCCAAATGACGATTATCAAAAGCCTAACGGCAATACAATTACCATTGATGAAGCTGCACAGGCTTTTGTTAATAAAATGTTTGGTAGAAAGTAGATAAAGACAAAACCTCGAACACTACTGCATTTACTATTCCCAGTGAAGTAATGGCTCGTGTTATGAAAACTGGTTACGGTAAATTTGTAGTTACCAATTCTATCCCCTGTCTGCGTGTAGTTCTTGCAGATGGCACCATTTCTAGTGCTAAAGTCACTTCCGATGGTGTTGTAACTCTAACCGCTGCCGCTAAAGGCAAACTTATTATTGACGGCACTCTGGATATTGAGTGCAATTATTAAGAAAGGATGATTCTATAATGGCTAGTTCTGCTGCTGTTGGTATTATTCAGGCTGTATTTGGTAGTGATGCTATTTTTGGTGGCGCTCCTCAGATTGAAAACACTACTGCATCTATTAAATCCGCATGGACGTTTATCAATTCTTACGAACCCCGTTTAAACTATTTCTGTAATGCTTTGGTTGACCGTATTGGCCTGACTGTTATGCGTTACATTTCTTTTGAAGACCCTTGGCAGGTTTTTGATAAGGGTGTTCTGGGTACTGGCGCTACTGTTCAGGAAATTTATGTAATGATGCAGAAAGCAACCCCTTACTTTTCTGCTGACCGCGCTACTAACGATGAAGTTATGAAAGCTGAATTTGGTAGTGACCCTGCTAAGGTTTACACTGCTTACCATGCTGTGAACTCTCGTATTAAGTATAAGGTAACTGTCAACCGTGAAGCTCTGGAAACTGCTTTCATGAGTGAAGCTAACCTGTCTGCCTTTGTACAGAACATTATCGACCAGATTTATAAGCCCGCTGAACTGGATGCTTTTATCATGAAGAAGTACCTGTTGTATCAGCTGGTAAAGAACGAGAAGCTCAAGAAAGTGACTGTTGATGCTGTTACTGATGAAGCTTCCGGTAAGACTTTGGTTAAGAAGTTCCGCCAGATTTACGGCAAGATGAAGTTCATTTCTAAGGAATATAACGCTGCTGGTATTCCTATGAATACTCCGGCTGAACGTCTGTACACCATTGTTCCTGTTGACATTTCCGCTTCTATTGATGTTGATGTTCTGGCAAGCGCATTTAACATGGATAAAGCAGATTTTATGGGTCATCGTCTGGAAGTTGACAGTTTTGCTCTTAATGAGTATGAAGTGGAACGTCTGGAACACCTGCTTACTGGTAATGACCCCCCTGATTATGGTACTGTCACTATTGCAACTGGTGGTGATAATACCTATACTCATGTTACCCCTGACGATGAAGATATGGCCGCTATTCAGGCACTTATGGTTGACCGTGATTTCTTCCAGATTTACACTAAGCTGAATACCATGCGTGAAACTGACCTTGGCTCTACTCTGGATTGGAATTACTTCCATCACATCTGGCGTATTTATTCTGCATCTCCGTTTGCTAACGCTGTACAGTTTACCACCAAGCCTTGATAATTGACATTTTCTTAAGCATGTAGGCGGCTTGTCAGGCTTTATGCCTGCCATGTCAATAAATTGACACCGTCGTGTGGCTCAAATGTCGCACTGTGACATTTGTTGCTTCGCAAACGCCAATCCTCCTAAAACGTGGGGCGCGCATACGACATCACGCGTTGCTTATATGGCAGTTTACAAACAATGTATCACTGACCAAAGCACAATCAGAGTTTCAGCAGGTTATCCACATTATCCTGACGGTTCAGTCCATGGCGGTATTGACACAGTACACACAAATCATCAATCTTATGCACCAATGGCAGGTACGGTTGAAACAGCCCATACTTGGCAAGGTGGCACGACTGGTAACGATTCTTGGGGCAACTACATTGTAGTTAAAATGAGCGATAATAGCTATTGGCTTGCAGCTCATTTTGTTAGTCAGATTCATAGTGTTGGTGAAGCAATTACTCGCGGTCAATATATCGGAGAGCAAGGACAAACAGGTAATGCCAGCGGTATACATACGCATTGGGAATATTGGATAGGTGGTTATGGCACAGCTTACAGAACTGACCCCTCTGCTATTCTTGGTATTCCTAATGAAGTAGGTACATGGGATGTTGAATGGGATGCTACAAATCCACCAACACCACCAGGCCCCGACCCTACTCCCACAACTAAACGTAAACTTCCAATTTGGATGATGTGTAAACCACCCTACAGGTTTTGAAAGGAGTGGAAAACGCAAATTGCCTAATATGCAACTTTATATCTGTAAGGGTATCCCTACAGATAAAACCTATAATCATGTGCTTAGGTTTCAGTCTGATTCTTCTCGTTTTGCTTATTTTACTTCTAAATCTGTTCTTCATCTTACCAATTATACCTATCAGCGGTTAGAGCATTATCTCTCTGTTGGTGTTAATGCTGAAACAATTGAACCGTGCAATTATATTGTATTTCAGAACGCTGACTTTTCTAATAAATGGTATTATGCCTTTATTGATAGGGTAGAATATGTTGCAAACGAAACCAGTAGAATTTATTTTACGGTTGACGTTATGCAAACTTGGTTTAATCAGGTAACGTTACAGCCTTGTTTTATTGAACGTTCTCATACAAATACTGATGAAATTGGTGATAATATAATCAATGATGAACTGGATACAGGCCCATATATTGACGATATTCAGCAGTACATTGACTTTGATAAGCGTATCTGTATTGTTACCACATTCGATAAGCCTGAAAAAGATTCCGCTCCTGCATCTGGCTCTTTACGATTTGGTATCTATTCAGGCTGTAAAGAAAACTTTTTTACTACAGCGGAATCCGCTAATGCTTTTATTGCTAAGGCTGTAGAAGCAGGGCAAGCACCTGATGGCATTTTGGGAATTTATATGGTTCCCATTACCTTTGATAGTGGTAAGTATGATAAGACTTTTGTAGTTCCTAATAATGTAGCTGGTTATATCCCTAAGAATAATAAACTTTTCACATATCCTTATTTTTATCTCCGCTATTATTCTACACAAGGCGATAATCATGTTTTTCGTTTTGAACTTGGAGATAGAAAGAAAAGTCTGCATATCGGATACAATATAATGTCAAATGCCGGACAGACTACAGCAATGTTTGCAGCAGAGGATTATAAGGGCTCTACTGGTTATAATCGGGAAGATGTATTTGCAATTAGCAACTGGCCTACTTGTGCTTATAACACTGATATTTATAAGGTATATGTAGCACAGAACTCTAGTTCTATGGCCGTTGAAAATGCAGGTTTGGTAGCTGGTACAATGTTTGCTGGCATTAACCTGCTGACTGCTCCGGCAAAAGATGTTCAGGCCATGACTGGTAAACATCCTACTCTTTTCCCTGAGAATACTTATGGAGCTATTGAAGGCTTAGCCAATCAAATGCTTAACATTGCTGACACACTTGCAAAACGTGATGATATGGACAGATTACCACCACAGAGCCATGGTTCTGTAAGTCCTTATTTCCGTTTTACTGATTCCGGTATTTTACCGACAAGGGATGCAAGTGCCCCATATGCTATGGCTAGTTATCATCATGTTACCAAAGAATTTGCAAAAGTTATTGATGATTACTGGACTATGTTTGGTTATCCTATTCATCAAGTTCAGGTTCCTAATATTGATTCGCGAAGAAACTGGAATTATGTTAAAACGCAAAACTGTTGTTGTTTAGGTGATGTTCCTGCGGATGTTTCTACAATGATTAACGATATCTTTAATCGTGGTGTTACATTCTGGCATAATCCCGGACTTGTCGGAAATTATGAAGCAGACAATTCTATCTATAAACGTATTCCAGAAGTAGGTGAGTAAATGAGTAAACGTACACAAAAACCACAGCCACCTTGGATTGATTCCTACGACTTAACTAGGGCAACTTATGCTAACTGGTTTAATCGCCTGTATGATGTAGCACTTGCAAGATTCAAATGGGAAGGGCTTGAAGATTCTCCTTTTTTGGATGAACGATTCATTGAACAGTTCTTGTTCTGGCAACCTTTAATGGCTGGTTATCATGACCCTGTTATGGGCAACTTGATTCTTCCTGCTATGCCCAGTGATAACTTTGACATTATTGGCGACCCTAAATATGTGCGTGCCTATGGCTACAACTCTAATTATCAGAAAACTGGCCTTAATAAACAAAACTGTGCTTATCTTTGGTGTAATATGCGGCGCTCCCCTGATGCTATTGTCATCAAACAGTTTGCACAACGTCTTACCAATATAGACAGAACGATTGACTTAAACCTTGCTGCGCAGAAAACCCCCCGAATTGCTTATGCAAATGAGAATACAAAACTTTCTGTACAGAATATGGTGTATCAGCAAGATAAGTATGACCCTTGGTTGTACGTTAAAGGCAATCCCTCCACTGATGATGTTAAGAACATGATGGGCGTTCTTGATTTAGGCGTTCAGTATATTGGCTTACAGTTAGAGCAGCAGAAAAAAGAAACTCTTGCGGAAGCTCTTACCTATTTAGGTATTGAAAGCAACTACAATATGAAAGCAGAGCGGCAGTTTACTACTGAAGTTCAGATGACCTTAGGTCAGGTAGAAGCAGACCGTCTTTCTCCATTGTACTCTCGTCAAAAATTCTGTAAGGATTATAACAGGCTCTTTAATACTAATATCTCCGTATCTATGCGTTCCCAGCTTGAATTGACTAAGATTATGGAAGGACGCGAAGATGAAGAGAATTTAAGCGATACCAATATTAAAGATGGTGGTGAGGATAATGAGTAAATACACAACTCAAGTACGCTTTATCTGTGAATCAAAAGCAGGTATTGTTGAACCTTACACCAATGTTTCTTATTCAGAAATCATTGAGCGTGCGCGTCCTAAAATCTTCAATTTTAATTATCCTATCTGGAATGAGAATAAACGAAAAGAGCTTGAAACCAATATTCTTAAACATTTCTATACAAATGAAATTGGCTCTGAAACCTTTGGCCTTTGGCAGTTGCGTCTGGATGACTGGATGAACAGCCACATGCCTTATTACAATCCTCTCTTTGAAGCACTTGATAAACAGTATGAAATGTTCTTAACTGATGACTTTTCCATTACCAGTAATGAAGATACTGAACATCATGATGTGAATACTGAGGATAGAACCAAGAACAGTAAGGTCAATATTGACGGCACCAATAATTCCAATTATACTTCCAATTCTAACAGCAATGAAGAAAATACCAATACTCACACTGATACTCCTCAGGGTAGTCTTGATAATTTTCTTGCTGGTAAGTATATGTCGGATGCTGACCATAGTAAGGCAAGTTCTGCCAATGATTTTAGCTCTAATGCTAATTCTAACAGTAATAGCAATACCACTCAGGATGATAAAAACAACACGAAAGAAAATCGTGATGGCAATGAACATCGTGTTCTTGACCATGTAGAAAAAGGCTATCGTGGTCGCTCTCTTGTATCTATTATGAACGATTATATGAAGGAAAATACAAATATCTATAATTGTTTATATAGAGAGATGGAAGTTCTGTTTATGCGTTTATGGTAAAGAGGTGATTAGTTTGAAGTACAATCCTTTGGACAAACTTTTCCGTTCTGTAATTCCTGTTGCCTATGATGATAGCATTAGTTACTATGAAATGGTATCTAAGGTTATTGAGGTAATGCAGCTGTACATGGAAACCAGTTCCATTAGTTATGCAGACCCTATTCAGTGGGATATTACCAAACAGTATCCTCGTAATACGGTTGTTGTCACTGTCAATGGTGATGGATATTTGAGCACTCAGCCTGTACCTATTGGCATTGATATTGGCAACGAAGATTACTGGACTAAGATTGGTAACTTCTCTGAACTCTGGGGAAGTGTTAAGCTTGCTATCACTCCTGTTGATGAAAAGCTGAAAACTACTGCAAGTGCAGCGCGTGCAGTTAATGACCTTGTATGGCTGAATAATGACTTGTATGTTATTACAAAAGCCATGGATGCTGGTACACGCTATATTGAGGGTACTAACTGTAAGAAAACCGACATTGGTGAACAGCTGAACGACCTTAATACTAAGGTTGAGAATAATAAGTCTAGTGTTGATAATTCTATTGAACAAATCAATACCAATATTGAACAAATCAATACCAATATTGAAAATATTAACACTAATCTTAATGAGAAGATTGATAAAGACACTGACGGCGATTTGGTGCAGACTGTGACAGGTGCATATACTCTTAATAGTGGCGCTGTATCAGCGGAAGTCGATAATTTGGTTGTTAACTTTAAGACTAATCTCTCTAGCAAAGTAATCCTCGAAACACAGGGAACTTCTAAACCTGTTGTTATCGGCAACATTAATACCGGTGTTAAACTTCCAGGGCAGATATACACAGATGCATACATTTCAAGATTTAATGACCTGTTTGATAAATGGGTTGTCAAGGACGGGTTAAACAGAGATTTTAATGTCGCAGTCCTTCGCTCCGGTGTAAAATATACTAGTACCCCAAACAGCCCTGTTGATATTCGCACATATCAAGACCTCAAAATGGATGGCACTGATGATATTACCGCTACCATTAACACTCACACTAAGAACGAACCTCTGTTTATCCCTGCTGGTACTTATAAGATTAGCGCACCTTTGCAGCTAAAACATAGCCTGTATGGCGCTGGTTCTTCTCGTGACCCTCGGCGTGGTACAAGTGACACTATCTTGCAGTATACTGCTAATCCTACTGCTTTTGGTAGTCAGGGTGTTATTACTGTATCTGGTGATGACGTAACTGGTAATATTGTTATTGCTCATTTGGATATTATCTGTAATGGTATGATTGGCGGTGTTGTTTTTACAACTAACGTTTATACTGATAACAGCTTGTATGACGTATCTATCTATGGCGTTAAGAGCTATGGTGTTTACTTGCAGCCTGCTAACAGCACTTTGAACCGTTACTGCTACATGAATAATGTAATGGTATGGGGATTTAGTGACAATACTCCTGTTGAACGTTGGAACGGTTCTGTTGCATTTTTCTGGGGCAATAAAGCTCCCGATTGTGAATGTAATAACCTCGTTAATATGGTATGCCAGATTGGTTTTGACTGCCGTACTAATGTATACGGTTGCAACTGGACTAGCTATACTGGTATTCCCTCTGGTGGTACTGGTGGTACTGACGCTAATACTTGGTGGGATAACTCAATCGCTTGCAAGGTTACTAACAATGATATTCATGTTACTAACTTCTACGCGGATACTTGTAAGTATGCTTTTGTATTAGATGGGCCGGGAAAAGCAGCAGCTTACATCAATAATCTGATTTATGGATGTAATGAGGGAACTGCTACTACTGCTACTGGTTATGCAGCTATCGCTCTGATTGGTACCAGTCCTAATCCACAGTTAATTGTTAATGGTGGCATTATCAATCGTTCCGCTAAGGTTAGTACTACTGTTCAGTCGACTGGTACTTATCCTGTTACTAATGCTGTATGTAAGCTTGATGATGTTTACATTTATACAAAGCGTGATTATATCTTCGGTACTGGCGCTATAAACCGTGGGCAGTATATCTGCGTAGCTGGTGAACATCGTTGCATTGACTTGGCTATTACTAACCAGACGCAGTATACGGTTGATGGTCAATCCGTAACTGGCGACCCTGAACAGTACAAGGCATTTGCATTTATTCCCGTTCCTTCTAGTAGTTCTACTTCACAGGGTTCTATCCGTGTGATGGATAGAAATAACCTTGACTTTACTGTTTATCTTAGCAATAATCCTGAATCTGGTGGCTTGTTTGCGATTAGCGCCGTTGATAATCGTAAGCTTAATATGGCCATTTATGAAGCGCCCCCTGCTGCAGGCAGGACTGTTACTTGGGATGTAGTTGATGACTTGAATAGCCTTTATTATACCAATGATGGTAATGCTATTATCCTTTACTTCAAGCGTCCTGCATCTTATGGTGTAACGGTTCAGGTTTCTGGTTTTATGGATGGTAACTCCCCTGTAATTCTTGACCGTATTAGAAATGAAGATGGCACTCCTATGGATTATCCTCGCTGGAATGACAACAGTGGTATGACTGCTATTAAGGTTCTTCGTCCTAATATTACTTAACTAATAAAGCACCCCTAGGTGGTTATCCACTTAGGGGTGCTTTTATTTAATTAGAATGGCAAATCATCGTCAATGTCAGGTAGCAATTCATTGGGGAGCTTGTCAGTCATCCTCACTTTCATCATCGTCATCTTCATCTTCCTGCAAGGAATCAAAAGCGTTAAGAATAGAATCACTCATAACTTTACGAAATTCCTTAGTGATGGGGTAGCAAATATCATGCCATTCATCTTTCTTGTTCTTTGCACTGGGCATTGCTACAAACAGACCCTTGCTTCCGTCCATAATCTTAATACCAGAGATGCAAAATACATTTGCAAGTGTAACAGAAACCATAGCGCAGCAATTAGACTTCTTGTTATTGATAGGGAAGATACGAATATCAGTGATGACGGAGGAAGCGGACTTAGCAGAATTGGTGGCCTTAGCGGATGCTTTGTTGTTAGTGTACATAGTTAGTTCTCCTTTGTTAAATAATGATAAGTAAGAAATTTATATTGAGGACAGTTTTTATACTGGCCGCAACAATCGGTTTTAAGGTTGTACTCTTGGCGTGACACTCTCATACCCTCACAGCGAATGTAATTTGTTGTATGAGAAATATAATAAGGACATGTAGCTCTTCTACTGATTCTATAAGAATCTTTTTCTTTCAATTAAATCATCTCCTATCACTCCATTCCCACTGGAATATACTTGCAGGATTTCCATCAATTAACATAGCATATTCTTTGTCAGATTGCACTTTATGATAAGTTCCGTAAAGTTCTTTATCATTTTCATCGTGGTTTATGCTAACAACTTCGGGCAAATAATCTATATAGGATTCTCCACGTAATGAATAACAGAATGAATAATACATTCTATTAACAGGACTATTTGTTGAGCGTAATGTATAGCCACAAGGTTCAAGAACAGTTACAGAGTATTCGTCTAAGTGGTCTGTTTCTCCATTGTCATCCGTAAAATCTCCTATAATATGAGTTCCTGGGGTTTTACGGATAAGCTTCTTGTTTATGGATTCATCATAACTGATATTAGGACGAAAATATTCTTGAACTAGATACTCAAAATCTTCATCGTTTACTATTTGCGTAAACAATTCAGAAAGCTGTTTCTTGCTTGCGCCTGCCACAGTAGCCTTAACTTTTAAGTGTTTATCTGCATCTAAGTATGTCGCACAATAGCATTTACTTCCCCATGTTACAAAATCTTCATAGTGACCATCAAAGTCCATAATACCAAAATTGTAACAATCTTTATTCTCACTGTTATTAAGAATATTCTCATTGAATCTATCAACAGCTTTTTGAACATCCTCATTGTAACCTACAAAATAGCCGCTGTCTGTATCATGATAGAGAGGTTCAATGCCTTGGCTTAATACTAGATAGAGCATAAAGCAAATAAGGTGCAGCCTACTGTAAGCAACTGTGTATAAACCATCTGTAAAGATATTTAGGGAATTTCTTGATTTAAGAAACTTAACCCCAGTAGGAATCCACTCAAATTTATCACCGTCCCCTTGCACGCCAACTTCCTGCCGTAATGGCTTCATTGCTGAACATCCATACTGACCATTTAATCCGCCTTTACTTGCCATTAAGGCGAAATGGACTAAATCTTTGTTATGAGTATTCATAATTTCTTGTGCCACAGAATCATCATAAAGCTTTAATCCTTCAAATGTAAAATCGTTTAGCGTTTCTACATGGTCGGAAACTTTATGCTCAAGCTTCTTGAATCCCGTTTTCTGACGTGCATAATATTTAACTGTATTCCGTAAAGGCTTGTTAATAAACTTATGGGCTGTTGCATAATAAAGTTCATCACATTCTGAACTACTATAATCATAAAGCATTTGAATTAACATAAAGTCAATATCACAGCCATGAAATGTAAGTTCATCTGCTTTGACTACTTTACCATTGTCAAAGTTACCATTTTTAACATTTGTGCATTTAGACGTGCTAATATAACTGTAAATACAGTTACCGAAATCCTTAGCGTTAATATTATAAAAGGTAACATTAGCCATAAAGTTATATTTTATCGGCCTTTCAAACAAGATTGATTCACGGTATGCTGCTTGTAGAACTGAATAGAATTTAGCATCTTTACATCCATATAACTTAATCCGTTGGTCGGGATAATCGAAGAACCCAGAGTTAGCGCCGCTTTCGCAGCCAGATAAGAACTCATAGTTTGCAGACTGGAAATTTTGATAACACTCATTAGGATTAACCTCTTTTCTCCATTTGTAAGGAAATCGCCTACCATACATTGCTGACGGGTGCATAGAACTTGCATCAAAGCACCAAACATCCTTAAATATCTTACCCACTGCGTAAGGATTAGCATGAGTATAACCACCTGCAAGACAATCTTGGAAGAACTTCATAAACGGCTCATTATTTTTAAGTTCTATTGCCGCTGTGAATTGTGCAGTATGAACTTCTTTATCGGTAGCAATATTTCTGTTAAGCCTTGTTTCACGCTTAATCATTGATGTGTTAGACACTCCAATATCTGATACAGTATCAACTTTAGTGAAATTAGCCATGTATCTACATAGTGCATACAAAACTAGCTTACAGTCACGTTCGTTGTAAATGTATTCAGAATCAGGCAAATCTGACCACCAATAATATTTCTGGTCGTAACCACCTTTGACTTCTTTAAGCTTAGGAACTCCAAGCTCTGTACCTATAAGCTCAAGGCTTTTACAGGAGAGAATCTTAAAACTGTCATAAAATTCAAGATGGCCAAAAGCTGCTACTAATGGCTGGTGAGGAGCAACTGCAATGAAACGTTTAGGATTAAAGTTTTTAATACAGAAATTTATGTTACGCATCATTGCTTCAAATTCATAGCTCAAGTTATGCACAAAGATTTTGACATATTCATCATTATTCTTAGCATCCTCATTGATTCTCTCAAATTCAGAAGAAATTGAATCGTAAGTTCTAAAGAAATTATAATCCATTTCATTCTCAAAATCACTAAATGGTGCATGAGGTATAGGACGATAAGCAAATGAAGCTAGGCCGTGAAGATAAGTGCTTTGCAGATGCTCTTGAAGTTCATCCTCGCCATATATTAAGGACGATGTTTCAATATCATAACAATATATGATACTTGAATACTTATGTTCATTGCGCTTTCTCACATATAGCACCACCTCCCATTAATCATCTGATACTTAAATAAGATTTGGCAAATCAAATATAATAAAAATAAATACCCCAAAAATTGTTAGAATAAGGGACATTGACGAAGCTGCAAGAGAGAGGGAAAGAAAAGTATCTGCCAGTTGTGTCCAGCCTAATGCATCTACTAATAATGCTAATGCAAACACTACTAGAGATATACAAAGCAAAATAACAGCTATAATAATCATAACCATAATATCACCACAAACTGTATTTAGATGCAAGTTCTGTGAATTCTTCATAAACTTTTTTATGCTTCTTTATAAACTCTTCATTACCCTGTGTAATAGACCTAAGTTTATCACTCGCATCGGTCAGAACTTTGCCCATCTGGTCAGAATTTCTTAGCAAATTATCATATTCTGCATAAGCTCTATCCATTTCTGTTAAAGAGTTAAGTCCTAACTTTTCACCCAATACACATAATTTCTTCAAATCTTCTGAAGGAATATTTCTGCTATATGTGCCCATAAGATTGTTAAGTATACCAGAAATTGCTCCCCATTTCTTTTTGTCAAAATAAGCATCTGGATTCCTAAGAATCTTATATGCAGCATCGCTATAATTAAATATATCCTCAAGACGATTAGCTACTCTTAGTGACCTGTAACTATCTTTGACAGATTTATTTAATAATTTAATATGCTCTGAATATTTAGATAGATACTCTTGCATAAGCTTTTGTGATATTTTATCATCAAGGCTATAAGACGTATCAATAAGCTTGCTATATAGTTTTTCAGCTTCATCAAGAGCAGTATTAGCAGTATATTTAAGAGCGCTGGCAATTTCAGGAGATTGTCTGCCCCTAAGACTTTCTTTAAGCTCACCTGTTACAGTGATACCTGCTTTTCTGGATTTACGTCTTGTTGCGCCTATCTTTTCCAGTAGCCTAGTTGCTTCGGCTTGGCGCTTAAATTCTTTATGGTTCTGTGCCATTACGTTTAGATTCCTCCTGACATGCTTCAACATAAGCGGCTTGTAAGAAATTACAGAATTGCTGCATACCGCATCCATAATTGCAATGTCCCCTAGGTGGACAAGGCATTTCAATTATGCAATGACCAATATATTTTCTTAATTTGTTTAGATATAAATCATCATATCCATCAAAACTAAAAAACATAATCAAAACTCACCTCTATTTGTAAGCTCTTCTTTAATATCATTATCATAACGGTCAAGCAGATAACACAATTCTCTAAGCTGACAATCCTGGCAATCCTTGTCCATAAAGTGTGTTAGCCATGAGGAACAGGCTTTAATGTACCAGTTATCACATAGTTTACTTAGTAAAGCAAGGGTTTCTGTGTCTAGGTCTTTAATTGTCATAATGTTCTCCCTGTTTTCGTAAAGCTAACTCTTCTTTTATGGCATTATCATAATAGTTAAGCAGATAGCACAATTTTCTAAGCCGACAATCTCGACAATCCTTGTCCATAAGATGCGATGACCATAAAGGACAGGCTTTAATGTACCAGTTATCACTTTGTTTATTAAGTAGAGTAAGGGTTTCTGTGTCTAGGTCTTTAATTGTCATAATTACACCACCCAAATATCCCATTTATTGTGTTCATCAAGTGACCCAGTATGACTTAAGCACTTAAAACTCTTTACCTTCAAACCCTTAAGAACTTCAGGCATAGTATCATAGTAATCTTGGTAGATTATACATCCAATTATACCATCAGTAGATTTTCTGCAACAGGAATTATCAAATCTACAATGCAAGACGCATATATCACCATACGACATATTCACATTAGCATTAAACATTTCTTTAATAGTCATAATAAACACCATCCACATTTTCAGGCCAAACGGAATCTAGGCAATCGCCTACAAAATATTGGTTAAATGTACAATTAGAACTTGGTGCTACAGAATAATAAACTACTCTACCATCGTGTTCTATAATATCCACAACCTTACCAATTTTTGCAATGGTAATTGCTCTTTTCTCTTGTCCATCTCCGTAAAAATAACCATATTCTCTTACATTGTATTTAATGATTAAGCCTATGGGGATGGGATGGATAGGAACGTCATAACGCATTGTAACACCACCTTATACATAGAATTTGAAATGTGCTCTTGCAACATATTTATGTACCATAACGCCTATGGTAAAGTATTTGAATTTAAGGTCTTCATATTCTTTTGGGAGATCCATAAATGTACCAACCCACTTATGTTCTTCATTGTCATCGAGAATTATAATTAAGGTGTCGGACTGTACTGAGCCGCAGTTCAATAAAATATCACGAATAGTCATTGTTTTACCTACTTTCTTAAGAATGATAAAGAGGGGAGAGGGGCTTTATAGATTTAATAAATTGAACCCCGATTTATTTTCAGGCTTCTTGCAACACCCCCCGGTGGTCGGCACGGCAAGGTTTGTGCTAAGGTTAATGCCCTGCTCGCTATTTTTCTTAACGGATGGACGCTTTAGCGCTTTAATGCGGTAAAGTGTGTTAAGAATTTGTCAATCGCTTTAGAACTCTAAATCACTAAAGCGTGTTAAAAATTTCACAGATTAGCAGTTAGGATTAACTATTGCTAGATATTTAAACTTAATAGTAAATAGTTCTAACTAAAATTTGTATAAAAAATGCACTGCCTTTTAAGGGCGGTGCATTTTTATTCTATTTTTTCAGGATCGGCGCTTGCCCTAACAATAACGAGATAATTCCAGCCGTTTTGTAAACACCGCCTTTATAAAGTCGTCAATACTTTCATTCTCGTCGTTTGGGTCGTGCTCGACGATAGGACTTTCAAGGTTGGAAAAGCCGGATGCAATAAAGCCACTTTTGCAACAAAACATAGGCTTTAAAAGAGTAATATTGCAGCTAGCATAATCGGTATTGCGGCGGTTTTTAGTATCAGTTAATTTTCTGCTGATAGTAAAATTGTTGCCGTCAAGTTTCAGTGTTACGACTTGCATTTTCATTTTTCATTCACTCCATTTCAATTTTTTATGCACATGGAACCGGGCTTTGAGGATAAACCCGGCGGAACACTAAAGATTTACTGCTGACTGAGCGGGCGGTCGATTGGGACGGCAACGGCGTTAAAGATCTCTCGCGGCATTCCTAACGTATTCTCATCTTTAGGCTGTACGTCCAAAACCTGCCACTTTGTGCAGGGCTCTGCATTGTGCAATGCCTTTTCGACTTTTTCTGCGTCAATAACGCCGTCAAATTGTTTTACCATTTCACCGGATTCAACCGAAAAATCGTCCCGAAAGCGGGCATATTTTACGCGGGCAATCGTACCGGCTTTAACAGCGCGAGAAACGCAAGCGGTGCTTTTAGGTTTGTCGTTAATGGGACGCGTGATAATAATAGTCTCGGTGCCGTTGTCATTAGTAGTTTTTTCAATGCTCCAAGTAGTCATAGTAGGATACCTCACTTTTATGTTTTTTGTTTTGGATTGGGATTTTCTTTGATTCCCCTTTCCTCTTTACAATTATATTATAACATACTCTAAAAATAATACCATGCAATTTTGTTGCAATTTATATGGATAAATGTGTACTGTTAAATTGATAACAATCGCTTTAGTGCTGTAAAGTAGTGTAGTGTGAAAAATTTAACAATCGCTTTAGTGCTGTAAAGTAGTGTAGTGTGAAAAATTTAACAATCGCTTTAGTGCTGTAAAGTAGTGTGTGAAAAATTTAACAAAGGGGAAACAGGAATCGTTATCAGTATATATTTGACACTACTTT